CTGTGTTGTTCCTTCTTGGTTGGCATTTTCTACCGCACTACCACTTCCAGCTATATGACCATAAGTTACTGAAAGATGGTCTTTTGAATTATATTGAATATTATAGTAGTAAGATTTTTGAGTAGCAGACAATGAAGACGTTGTAAAATTTGAACCAGCAAGAGTTCCAACACCACCATCAAAAAATCCATTGGTCACAGTAATCTGTGTTGTTATAGTATCTTCTGCTATATTAAATGTTTTCATCATGGTTCAAACCCTATGTTGTTGTGTTGTTAGCTTTTATAGTTATTGAAGCAAATGCTGGAGCAGCACCTTCTCTTGTTATCTCAACACCAATTGTCTTATCAGCAGTTATCTGTTGTGGTAAAGCATTCAAAGTCAATTGTTGAGGACCACCAGTACCGATACCATCGAAAGTGTAAATAACAGGATCTGGATGGTCAAAAGGTGGTAACTGAGTGCTGTTGAAATCTGCAGCAGGAGTAGAAACTACACTTGGATTTACCCCACTATAAGTCAACCCTCTCATGTCCAATACTTTAAAAGTATAAGTAGCATTATCAACACTTGGGAAAACTCTTGGGATAATTGTAATAGGATTACTCTCAGTTTCTTTTGGAACTTTTGTTATGGTAACTGAAGTTCCACTTGTTATGGTAATAAAAGAAAAGTTCTGAACATTTCTTTCACCTTGTCCATATAATTTAAATCTTAAAAATACATTGTCATCTGGTACAGCTTCTAACATTGGTAGAGAAGTGATAGCACTTCCATACGAATCTGAACCACTCGGATGAGCAGAGTTATAAAGTGTGTAGTCAACTCCTGTATCTCCGAAAGCATATTGTGTGACGCCTAATGGTTGTCCATTAGCTAACTTTTGTCGACCTAATTTAGTTAGAATGGCATCGACTATTACGGTATCATTATCTAAAATTCCCATAGTTGTAATCCCTTATGTTATAATATTACTCATCTATAAATATGTCTAAAAAATATTTTACCTTATTACTTTTAACTTCTTAGTAGTATCTGAACCACCTACATTGATTGTATAAGCTGGTATTTTTGGTGATGTATCTAATTCTTTATCAAATCTTGGTGGATTCGAACCATCATTTTGTGTTCCTTTGTAAATAAGATTTACTAATGTATCTTTACTTGTTCCAACCTTAAAATAGTGATTTATTGGATAGAAAATTTCACCATTTGATGAACTAAAGAAAAGTGTTCTACCGACCATTCTACCATCTACAGTTGCTGGATTTACTCCAAAGTGAGAGGTGTAGGTATATCCACTTCCACTATCCACATAATAACGATTTCCAAAGTGTCTAAAGTTATCGTGATGATTGAAAGGTTGTTTAGCGTTTACACCAGTTCTTTTTTCATAAGCACCACTTACAGGAAAAAACTCTTCTATATCACCAATTGTTCTAAAATGAAACCTACTTTCGTACTTGTATGTGTTGTAATCACCATCGTTACCAGGATTACCAGATTTAAAGAAAGTCTGATTTGAACTACTACCATGATTCTTAAAAAACTCGTTTTTAGAACCAAGAAGTAAATTTGTAAAATTACTCAAAGTTATGTTGAATATAGTCTGATTTGACGAATCACTTAAATTAACAACATCTAATGGAGCAGAATAATTTGTGTGAACTTTATCATTAGCAGTAGATGTTATGTTAACTTCATCAGTAAGTACATTTATTGTTTTTTCTTTTAAATTTTCATTAGCAAATCCCGATACAGAAAATTCATCCAATGGTACATCAATAGATTTTTCATATTTGTTTTCATTAAAATTAAAACTAACAGTTGGTTCTGTTAAATTAGTTGAACCCTCAGCTTTATTAGGATTAAGTTGTGTTTGTAAAGAAGCCTTTTTTATTTTTGGTCTAAACAAAGTATCATTTTTAACTTCGTATGAAAATTCAAGTTTAGTTTTTGCTGGTAAAAGTTTTTCTATTTTTTCTATAAATTCAGGATCATCTGTGTGATTTTCTATAGCACTTAAATTCTGAACAATATCAGTTTGTATTTCTCTTTCTTGTATGAGTTGTTTTCTTAAAGTTAAAAGGTCATCGTAAATTCCATTGTTGTCATAATCATCTAAGTAATCATCTAACTTAAAATCAGCCATAGCGTTAAAAACTATCGAATCTATAGCATCCACATAAGAATAAGATTTTCCTATTTTGTTTACTACTTCAACCTTTGGTTCATTAGTACCTGATTTTACAGGTTGTTTTATAGATGAAACCTTTGAATTTAAAGGAGCAACAACTTTGAAATCAGTACCTATTTTAGTTTGTTTGTTACTCTTTACATCTTCTTTACCACCCCTAACCTTAAAAGCAAAATTCTTAACGGTAGAAACAGCTCTTTTTATAGTTAGACTTTTTTGGTCGGAAACAGTTTTACTAAAATCTTTTACTTTACTCGGAGACGAAATATCTTTAATCGTAGTAGCATTATTATTTTCATTTAACCTATAATGATATACCAAATTATCTCTTGGTGTTGTTACTGAACCACCGACCACACTATTATAATTTAAAATATGTTGTTTAAATTTTGACATACTTATGTAAGCATCCCAAGCTCTTATCTCACTAATTGAACCAGTAATCTGTTCACCAAATAATAAATTGTCACTTGTTTGACCAGAAGCAGTTATATAATTTTTGTTAGCAAGTGACGAAGTTACTGACATACTTATGTGTTGTATATCCTTTATAGCATCACTATCTTTTCTACCAACAAACATGTGATATGATTGAGTTAACTCCGTAGTCTCTGTTATTATATCTCGTTGTACTAAAACATTGTAGAACTTAAAGTCGTTCAATGTATCTATAAAATCAGTAGACATAGACACTTCATTTGGAGCTGAAAGTGCACTACCAGCATGTTGACTTGTATTTAATCTAAATTCTAATTTAGCTTTTGTATTAGAAGAACCTGATGGTACTATTCTCAAATCCCAATTATCATTTGAACCACTTGACCTAATAAGTTTTTGAGTATTGTTAGTATTTGATGTTCTAAATATAAACTCAACACCATTTGGTTCAGCGTCATTTGACCACCAATCTAAAGTAAGATATTCTGAGCCAGATGAAAGATTTAATGAACTAAAAGGTTCTGTATGTTCTACAAATGAAACATTACCTTTTGTATTATTTAATCCTGTTTCTATATCATTTTTAGCATCATTAGTAACAACACTTGGATTATGTTCGTCTACTGAACCACCGAACTCTGTTAAAGAAAATCCGTTAGTATTGTACCCATAAAGATTTAGTAATGTATTAATACTCTCATGAGTTCCTTTTGTTTTGTAAACATAAATTACATTGTTTAAAATTTTAGTCCATAAAGAAGCGATAGCTTTTTTATCACCAACTTCATCTCCACGAGCCGATTCTAAATATTCTTCTAAACTACCAGAAAGTGGGTTTTTTAAATCAAATCCAATTGTATCACCTATTAATGGCAATAAATTGTCTGGCATAGAATTTGGATTCTTATATCCTAATTTATATATCTTGTGATAATTGTCTATGTAACTCCTTAACAAATCAAATTGTTCACCCAACATATTTACAAAGTCACGAAGAACTTTATGTTCTTCACCAGTTCTTAATACAGTCGGTAAGTTATTTACAAGTGAATGGATATTATCATTATCATAATTATTTGCAATAGTTTCCATTGTATTGTACCAACTATTCCACTCTGACGAACCAGCATAACTTCCACTTGGTGGTCTGTAAACTTTTGAGAAAGGATGTATGTTAGTTGGATTATTTTTTGTCACTACTACATTTGTAAAAAAAGATGTTTTATTACCAGTCTCTTCGGTGAACACAGGAAATAAATCACCTTGTGGTAATATTGAACCTGTAAAAACACTTGAATCATCTATTGTTCTGTCACTTTTCATTCTTGATGGAAAATAATATGGAGCAAATGCACCTTGATCCATATCCATAATTCCATAAGCAAACCCATCACCTACAGAACCACTTATAGAAGCAGAAGCTACATTTGAACCACTTAATATTTCCCAAGATGTAGAAGTTGAACCATAACTTTCTTCACCATTTATTAATCCAAATAACAAACCACCTGTTTTAGTTGGTCTAAAATATTGTTGTTTTGCCGAAAATATGTATCTTTTATAATTTGAACCTGTTGATTCTGTATTTACTATAGCAGAACCACTCCAAGCATTATGTGGTATATTTCTACCACTATTATAAAGGTAGTTACCTAACTTTGTTGATGTTGAATTGCTGTCATATCTTTCGTTAGCTAACCCACCACTAATGTTTAGACTATATTCACTTACAGCACCACCACCTCTTAAAAGAAAAGATAAATAAAATTCATCGTCTGAATTATAAAAGGGTGGATTTTCTACATTGTATAAATCTGTAAATAAATGAACAAATCCATTGTGTCCTTTTTTATAAACTTTATCAAAACCCTCACTATCTTGTAATGTATTTTCCGTAGTATGAGTGTATCCATTTTGTGAACGGAAAAAATTATTACCAGCAAGATTTACACCCACACCAGGTGCTGAAGAAGTAGAGTAACTTTGTCCATCGTTGTACATGAAATGTTCATAATGGGTAAACTCATCTTCTATTTTTCTTACTTCTTTAAATAAATCTTTTCTTTTTTCTATAACTTTTAAACTACTTGAAAAGGCAAGAGACTGACTTATTTGATTATATAATCCCTCTAATCTTACAGCTTTGTTTTTAAATCCTTGTAGTTTAGATTTTGCCGAACCAAAGAAAACATGTTCGTCAAATTTTTCATAATCTATATTTAGATTAAGGTCTTTTTGTTGACGAGTTATTTCCTCTACAATATTTAATCCAGAGGAACCAGTAATATTATTAAAGGTATCATACCCATCATCAATTTGATTAGGTTCACTAAGATATGATTCATCAATTGTTAATCCCAATCCACTTATAGAAAGACCTTCTCGGTCAATAAAAAATATTGTTTCTGTCTGTGTAGATAAAAATTTATTTGATATATTAAAATTAGTTGATAATGCTGGTATATCAGATGGTAATGGTTGATGTAACTTTATAACTAAAGTTTTTTTATTACCAGTTACATTGTCAAACGCATAACCATTGATTGGAATCAAACGACCTTCTGATAGTTCTAAGTAAGAATTAAATTGATATTTACCTTCTTCATCTTCTTCTGTCATAAATTTTACAATATCAGTTTCATCTTCTATTGTGCCATTTACGATACTTAATCTTATCTCTTTTCTACTTGGGGATATTTCAGATATGTGAAAAGCACTCGTGTCTAATCTAATAATAAAATCATATTGTAAGTTATAGTTACCTTCACTATATCCACTTCTGTCTAAGTATTCGTTTGGTTTTAAAAATAATTCATTTTCTTTTACATAAAAATCTCTACCCTCTTCTAAATCAATCGATACTTGAAAGGTATTTACCTCATTGAATAATGATAGTTTTACGACATGAATTTCAGAATTAAAATCTGATAAAACATATGCCTCATCTGAAGACATAAGTTGTAAAGTGTTATTGTTATATGGTTGTAATATTTGCATTAATAAGCTTGTTTTTCTGGATCGTTACTTAACAAAGGTACATCAGGTAAAGACTCTTTTGTTATACGAGCATTTTCTTCTTGTTTAAGTTTATAATCACCAACTAATATTCCCTTATCACCAGTACCTACTTGGTTTTGAATTGTTAAGAACTCTACCTCACTTGGATTAAAATCAATTTTTAAATCTTCGTCATCTATAAATATGTTGGTAGCTAAAGTATTGATTGGTAATTTAACACTATCTAACTTAAAATCGTTATCAACAATTTCTAATCTATCGTCTGTTATAAAATTATAAATGTCTTTTGGTTTAGAAAATACTCTTGTAGTTCCTAAATCTATTTGACCAGGAAATTCACCGTACTCACCATCCCTATATTTTTTTAAATATTGTGAAATTGAATTTTTAGCTAAATAATCTTCTTGAACAAAATCATCATCTTTTCTCATATTTAAAAGAGATTTATGATAATCGGAATCAGATGATAATCCACCTAAAAATGCTTCTTTTTTGTTTTCAGAAAGTGGTAGGAAGTTAAAATTAGTTCCACCAAATATTGAAAAGTTTTGAGCGTTTGTTAAACCATCGTTGACAACTATATTGGTTGTCACTAACTTTGTTTCAAAAATCTCTTGTTCAAACTGAGTAGTTCTAAAAACAATAGCTTTAATTGTCTTTACGCCAGGTGTTTCGTAAACATGTTCTTCCATATTTACGAAACCCTCAACATTTTCACCACCAGTATCTTCACCATCTTCATCAAGGTTAGCAACATATTTCGGTGACTTTATGTATTCAGAATCAAAGTAAAAATCTAAATATCTTTTAACATCCCATAAGTCTAAACTTTGGTCTTTATACATCTTAAATAAGAAACTATTTAATATATCTTGGTCTGTTAATTTAGTTTTTTCATCACCCCATTGTATAACTTTATATTTGTAAACTGAAGCAGTTGGTGGTATACCAGTCTCTTCGTCTGCTGGAGTTGCTAGTTGTAATCCATTAGCATTAATTTCTTGATATTCTATTCCTTGAAATCGTACAATAAATCCTGCATTTTCTGTTACCGAATATAACTTCGATAATTTTACCCTAAGAAACGCAGAAAGACTAAGACTACTTTCAGCCGCATCAATTTCAAATGGGTTTGATTTTACATCAAAAGAATTACCAAAATCAGTTCCTACCTCATCACCTGTAAATCTATAACTTTTATTAGTCTCATCACCGATGAATTGAACATCCTCTTGAAAAGTGAAAGGTCTAGCATCAAGTCTTAATCTAGCATCATTAGGTGTACCATACAATTTTTTAATCTGAACACCTTTGATTACTATTCTATAAAATCCTTGTCCATTAAAATCTGAAAATACTCCTCTACTATTTATTCTATGATTACCATCATTGTAGAACTCACACTCCATTCTTGTATCAGTAAACTTAAATTTTGGAAGTCTTACAGTATCTGTTTTAGCTCTATCCCTTAGACCACTTCTAGTTACTCCTGCAACTGTGTTATCATATCCATGTGCTTCTACTGGTGCATCCGTTCTTGTAACACCATCGACTTCTTCTACAAACCCACCAGCTAAATCACGAGTGGTGTTTATAAGTGGAAAATCAATATCTTGATTTTCAAGAGTAAGTTGGTCACCAAAGTTCCAAGCATTACCGACACTATAATCATCATATTCCGAATCCGTCCAAAAGTTTATGTTTTCATTTTGTTTCCAACGACCTGGCCACTTTGGTATAGTTCCAAGCTGATTATCAACAACATAACTTTCGTTACCATTTTGATTTACTTGGTTAGTCCAATATGGTCTTACATCATCACCTGTGTCTGTGTTATAATGAGTTATTGTAGTTACAGGTGCATCATTGTCAAATATAGAAACAGTCTTATCAGCAAATGAATCTTCGTTTGTATAATCTTTAAAATACCTATCGTTTCCAGCACCAGAAAATCGAAACCAATTACCTAAACCCATATACAATGGTGGTTTGTCTGAATCTTCCCAATTCTGTGTACCTCTACTCCACATATCCCATTGTCCTCTTTCTTTATCGTTAGGAGTACCATTACCACCGACATTACCTTGAGCTAACTGATTTAAATCTACATTTATTGGTAAGAACTTACCTCTTGTATCACCGTCTCCACCATCATCTCCGTCAAATGAGAATCCGTAACTTGAAAGAGTGTCTTGCTCATAAGCATAACCTCCAAATTCATAAAAAGTTCTATTGTAAAGACTATCAAATGGTGGTAAGTCAGGTGAAGCACCATTTGTATTAGCTCTACTATTATATCGTAAATCAACACCAGCATTTACAGATTCTTCAACCCAAGTTCCAATGCCAGGAAATATTTTATCCAAGTATATTTCTTTAATGCCATTTGAGTCTCCTCTAAGGTCAACGACTCTGTAGGTTCTATCTTTTTGACCTTGCCTACTTCCAGCTCCAAACTTAACTCTATCCATTATTCCAATTTGACTACCATCGGAAGTAAATTCAAAACTATTTCCACTGTTGTATCCATCTGGTATTTCTATTACTATTTGAGCATGTCCTCTAGCAACAGTATGCCATGACCTTGAACCACCACCAAATGTATAACCGTCACCATCATAACCTTCACTATTGTAGTCGAAAAAATAATTTATATTAACTACTTTATTTGATAATCGTTTGGAAGATTTATTTCTTCCACCAGATATATACCACATGCCGTTAGTTGTCGAGTCACCATAAGGTGTTTGTGTCAATCCTCCGTCAGCAAAAGTTTTAAGTTCACTAACTCCACTTGGAAATTCAGCACCACCAGCAGCATAATCATCTATTAAATCTTGTGCCCAATCTTGAGCAAAAAGTTCAGTCAAAGTAACATCTTGGTCTTCTTTTTTTCGTACATTATTTGGATTAAGAACATTACCGTAATCGTAAAAATCAATACCAAATTTTACCTTTAACGGATAAGAAGTCTTATTAAAATTATCTACCTCATTAGGAAAAAAATATTGAAAAGAAGAACCAGATGATAAAAAATTATTATTTGTAAACTCTTGTGAGTTGAACATGATATACTCTTTTTTAGGTAAAGTAGTATAAGCAAATCCAAAAATACCATCATCTATATTTGTAGGCTCATTATTAAAAACAAGACCATCTATATTATCTTCTGTATAATCCCTAACCTTTCCACCTTGTTCTATCTTAAAAGCTACATTCTCAAATCTATAACTTTGCCAACTTCCAATAGAAAATGTTTCTAAATTTTCTCGGTTCAATCCTATTTTTATAGCACCATCTAAAGTAGATAAAGATCCAGTATCAGCATAAATTCCTTGTCTTTTTATGCTAGGATATTGAGTTTGTTTCTTAAAAAATCCCATTAGAAAGCCTGTTTGGTTTTATCTTTTTCAATACCATCTGCTGTATTAAATGTATCTTTTTGTAATCTAAAATTTTCATCTAAAGTAACTTGAAAATCTTGATTGTATGTTAAGTTATTATAATCTGTATTATCCACTAACTCGTCTGTGGTGTTACCACTATAATCTATATTAATTATTAAACTATCGTCTATCTCTTCATTATTAGTTATTGGTGTTTGTTCATCAATACTGTAATCGTTCCAATCGCCATCTGTAGGTCTTCCACCCCAATACAAATCCTCATCTACAGTTTCTGTAAAATTACCAAACTCATTTAGTCGAGGTAAGGTTGGATAGTAATAATTATTTCCATAAAAATTTGTAGGTTTCCAATTTTGACTTGAGTATTGATTTATAACAATCTTGTTATAAGCTTTTCTTGGTAATTTAGAACCAGAGGTAACTCCTATATCAGAATCTTCAACTACTAATTCTACACCTATTCCTGTGATATCACTAAAGTTAGCATCCCTACCACCTACTTTTTCTGGCATAATATTATTCCAGTGATATTTGGAATTTGGATTATCAGCTCTGTCATCAGAAAATCCTAGTTGTACAAACATGGGTTTTACACCCTTGTAAACTTTAGTCGTAGAAATATCAACATCGTTTAAACCAGTGTCTTTAAACGAGTCATTAAATTTTCTACTTATGTATCCATTGTTTATTATTGCCATTTTTTATCCAACATTAATTACAGTTACTTGACCTGTTTCTGCATCACCAGCATCTCTTATTCTTCCCTTACCACTACCAGGTCCGTCACCACCTATATTATGTACGATGTAATTTTCAGCAATATAAGTGTGTGTATTTTCAACTTCAAAATTAAATGTATCAACTATAGAGTCGACTGCTTCTATAGAATCTATTCTAACTTTTGTTAAGTCTCTATTATATAAATAATCACCAACAGATAATTTATCAGCTAAAGGCCAATCATATTGTGACCTTCCGTTGGTATCGGCTAATATAGCATGGTTGGTCGTTACTTTCATTACACCATTAATAATTAAATATCTTCCATAAGATAAATGTTCTGTACTCGGTGGATGAAAGAAAGTTTGAACTACCTTGTTACTAACAATCTGTTTTGTCTCTTCGTCATATGACATTACTAAATCATCAACTTTAATCTGTTCTATAGGTTTAAGACTACCATCTGCCATTGTAATCATAGTCCCCCTTAAGAAACAAGTACCACCGCCAGGAGGATCATCAGGATCGTATGCGGACATTATAGGTCTTATGTTTATAGTAGTTGGACTTGAATTAGCATAATTAGAAACATTTGTTATTACAGTATTATTTATATCTATAGTATTTGGTATGGTGGTTGAACCATTGTAAGTATATCCTTGTACAAGGAATCCATCAGCAGCTACGGTTAAAACCGTATCAGGATCTGCAGTAGTTAATGTGTCACTCGTTTGATTGTTTTCGAATTGATATGTAGCATCACTTACATTATTTCCACTTGTTGTTTGTGGTACTAAAACATTAAGGGTGACATCATATAGTTCTGGTTCAGAATCTCCAGCATCAGTAAAAATATAATTAGCTCTTAATTCAATATTTAAGTCTTCATACAATTCAGAATAATAAAGATTATTAATTTGAACAGTAGTATTTGGATTGTCGGTTTGTTCTACAAAAACTGGTGATTGACTCGGATTGATACCTAATTCCCAATTTACAAATTCAAATACATTGTCATCAGAACCTTGTATTTCAATAGATTGATTATCACTATTTAAAGTAAAAGTTTGATTTACACTTGGAGTTAAACTTGCACCACCCTCACCTGATTGTGGATTTTCATTATATTCAATTCTCATAGTAATGTTAATATTAGGAGATATGTTAGCAAAAGTTCTGAAATTATTTTGACTAAACTCATTCTGATAATCCATCCAAACTGAATTTACAATATCCGAACTCGTAAAAGGATCGAATGGAACAGTATCAGGTAAATAAGCTTTTACCCTTATTCTAAATTGATATTCTCTGTCTTCTATATAATTACTTTGACTACTATCAAATCTATAAGTTGCCGTTTCTTCACCAGTATATTGATAGTTAATTAACCCAATCTGTTCCCAATCGGTTAAACCGCTAGAACTATAATATCTAGCTTCAATTTGATATTTTATTATTGTAGATGCCGTACTTGCGTTTAGAAAATTCCAATTTAGTGGACTTCCAGTTTCAAAAATATTATTGTTTACAAGTTCTGTAGGTATTAAATGACTCCAATAAAAATCAACAAAACCAAAACCACCAATAAGAGTAAAATTATCAATTTCATAATCAATTGAATAATTATAATATCCATATCCAGCAGGAGTATACATAGGTGATGGTATTTGTTTTGTCGCCGCTTGTAAATTAGGATATTCATATTCTGTGTGAGCATTAGAATCATAATTTATAGAAGTAGGTGTTACTGAACCATAGTTTATTAAATCAGGATTATACTGAACCCAAACGAAAGCACTAAATAAAAGTTCATCTGAACTATACCCTTTTACATTTACAGCATAATTAGGACCTTGATACCATTCTGGTGCTTGAAGAAATGTTTCTGCAGCATTCCAACTAGCGTTAAAATTATTACGATTTATTATCTGATTGTTTGTCGGTGCTCCAAAACCTGACCATTGTACAAATTCTAAATCATCATAAATACCTAAAGGATCGTCAAAGGTAAATGACAATCCTACAATACCAGCCACATCTGCCTTATAGTTTATGGGATGGTTTCCACCAAAATCTATAGCTCCACCTGAAGCATAAAGACCTGGTGTATCATCTCTTGGTTGTACGACTGAAAATGTACCCTCTCGTGTAATGTTAATTGTAACTGGTGGTGCTAGATTAGGCATTTGACCTGGCACTTGCACAGCAATAATCTCATCTCCTATTGTTTCAATCCAATACCTTTCGTTTCCATCTCTATCTTGGTCAGGATTATCAGGATTTATATCTACAATCCCATCGTCAAAATTACGAAAATCTGATTCAGCAAGTGTGTCTGTGTAATTTACCCTTCGTATTCTATACTGATAAATAGCACCTGGTAAAAAGTCATGTGGACTTTCAATACCTTCGTTATTTGCCTCTTCATAAAATATGTTGGATTCATTTGGAATCGGTAAACCCGTTGATGAATCAAAATTACCTGGCAGTAAACCATCATCGTAGAATGAAAAATTACCCACACTTTCAGATTCTAACGCACCTGGTAAGTCACCATATTGGTCGTATTTAGCTGCAATAGTTAATGACCTATTTCCTTGTACACCCCCTTCTGAAAATTCGTCTAAAATGTGAAAATCATTTTCTCTTCCATCACCACTTTGTGACCAATTAAAACGACTTGTAAATGAACCAAACTGCCCATACGGAAATATGTTTTCAGCATCATCACCATAATGTTGTTCATTGTAATATTCATCATCACTTCTTTTCCACAATAGTTCAACCCAATCTGTTTCTGGCACTATTAAGTTACCACTATCATCATATATCGGCAATCGTTTCTTTTGTATTTCCCAACCAAGAAACATTTTGCCATTGGAATCAAGTTGTTCAAATATCGGTGACGGGTCTATATCTAATTGTAGTAAAGCACCAGCAGGTCTAGGTCCTCCTAATATCGGTGACAATGAATCATTTGCTTCAAACCAATCTAATGTAACTTCTCCTGTAAGACCTGTTCCCATTCCGTATGTATTCACCTCTTTAATAGGATTCCAACTACTCCAATTAATTTGGCTTGATTGTGGATTACTCTCGTCCCAAGATGAATCACATACTCTACAATGAATCTGATATAATTTATTAGGTTCTAACTGAAAATTTCCTGTAGTAACAGTAGTTATAAATGTAGGTGGAACTCCTGATTCAGGTGTCCAATCAGGATCCTGTATCTCTTGTACGACAATGTTTTCGTTACTTTTTATCTCATGTCTGTAAAAATCAAACTGATTACCATTGGGTGCTACATATTTTCTAACACCATTTTCTGAATAAAAATGATATGATGCCTGTGTATCAACATCGGTAACTTTGAAATGATATACACCAAACCCATCTTCAAATCCAATATCAGAGTAACTATCAGCGTTAATAGTAACACCAGAATCCGTTGTTGCATTTACATTGTAATGTACAGCCTCAAGTTGTATTTGGATGTAAGGATAATCTCTATCACCAAATGTTAAATTTTCTTGACCAATATCAAAGAACAAAAGTGAATTTGGATTGGTATTACCAGTTGGAACACTTTGTCCATTTTCGTTCATATTACCCTCACCTTGCCAAAACAAAGAAAAGTTTGCTGGAATCTCATCTGTTACAGGTCTGATAGGAAAGATTGTCACACCACCACTTCTGTTTCCTAAATTATCTTCTGTGTAAATATTATACAGATAATCCCTTTGGTCAAGATTACTATCTTTAAAAGAATAAACAAAATTATTACCATCATCACTTGTACTATATACAGCTCTATTATTACCAACATCAGCTAATATTAGTTCAGTTCCATTTGTGTATCCATCCGAATCATCAAATCTTTCAATCACAACCCTTTCCATATCTCCAGCAATATTAGATATTTGCTGACCATCTATAGATGTTGTTCTCCATGTTAAATAAACTTCATCAAAGTCAACACCTTGTGTTGGAAAAACATCACCATTAAAAGTAAATACATCTAAAGGTGGAGTGATATCAATCGATTCAAATACAGCAGTAATGTTATAATTCTGCACTATTGCTTCGGTTAATCTATATTGGTTTTTTATTGCCGATGTCCCATCGTCTAATTGAAATTCTTCTGTTAGTATGTTTTCTAATTCTACTACACCACCATTTTCATCTATAAATTTTTCAAGAACCACTTGTTGCCAATCTCCTTCCCTAGCACCTTCGGGTGATAATTCTTGTCCAACATAACCATAACCATAAATTATTTCTAAAATAATTTCGTTGTAACTTTCATGATTAGTAGTTGTTGGTGCTATCATATTTGGATTACTTAATGTTGTAAATGTTACAAAATCTGACAAAACAAAATCAAATGGTGTCCCTTCGGATGGTTGAAAATTTACAACAGCATCATTTCCAAGTGAATCATTCTCACCACCTATGTTAAGAGTTACATCAAAGTCAAACAAACATGAACCATCGTCAAAATTAGCATCTGGATTAAAATTGGTTGAGCGTTTACCTTCATTGTTAATATAAGAATCATCAATAGATCCTGTAGCTATCGTACACCCAAAAAGATATCTGTCAACATCATCGGTTGGTGTTTGATAGGGAGATAATATTTCCATGAACGGTGAAGAGATTTTAGCATAATCAACTTTAGATAGAGTGTCTAAAATACTTAACCTATCAAATAAATTTATCTTTTCTATATTACCTAAGTCTACTTTATCAGTTGAGAAGTCTATGGGATTTACACCCACCATATTATACATAGATTTTATAAGAGCAGAATTTTTACTTAGTCCACCTACGGATGCAAAGTTTTCATATTGAAAAAAGTTAAGGTCATAATTAACAGAAGCATTTAAAAGTATGTTTGTTTGAAATCTCTCCCAAGTTCTTAGTTGTGTACCAAAACCACCAACTTGAAAGACCACACCAGTAATGGAATAGTAACCAGGTTTTTTATATCTATGTTCAAACAAAGTGGTTGATTCTAATAACTTTGGTTTATCCGTATATTCTACTTCAGTACCATCACCCCAATTTAGCTTAAATATGTACAACCCATTACCATCGTAAGGACCGTCATTCCGAGAGGCAGATGTACTGTTATTACCAGTTATCATTACATCAAAAAAGTTTCTTCCACCATCTCTTGTTCTTTTATCTCTCCTTGAAAATATATCTATGTTTTCTCTTTTTTCATCTAATGGTGACCTACCACTAAGTCTTGGTGATAGATAAAATTTTATTTTACCTTCTGTTGCTAAATTATATTCTGTAGGATTTATTTCTTTATCGTAGTATTTATCAATCGGTATTATATCATCGGTTTCAGGATTAACTACAAATGGCAAAGCATCAATTGACCAATAAAATGTTTCGTTTACATTTGAATTTTCCCCATGTACACTTGACTCTGTAGTTAAGGTTACAGGACCATCTAATGTATCTTTTATTATAGTCGGTTTTGTTTTGAAATTATTTTCACCTATGTATTTTGACAATTTTAATTCGTCAAAATTATTTTGTTCCCAAGTTAATCTATCATTAAGTGTTATAGTTCCCAAGTCTTGTCTATCATCATAACTAACATAGACCTCTGTACTACCACTCTGTCCAGCAAGTGGATGAGTTTCTCCCTCTTGAGGATGTGTTTGAGGGTAAACAGTAAAAGGAAATTTAGGATTTTGATACAACAAGTCCCTACCCCTATCAGGTTGAAAAACTTGTAAGACAGTTGACACTTCAGGATTACCATCTAAATGATTTGGTCCTCCTACAGATTGTTCTACTTGTATCTCTTCTGCTGTTTTGTATTTAGCCATTTCATTTCTATGCTATAATGTCCGCTTCACCTGTGGTTTCAATTTCGCCTTCTTGTACATCAAAAGATGGTGGTGGAGCATTAAATTGTAAAGACTTAACTTTATATCCACGAGCCCTTAACAAATCAGAACGGCTTATTATTTCTACCTTACATTTAGCACCCAATCCACTATTAGAAACGAAGTCTCCACTTTGATTTTTATGATTTAACCAAAAATCAGGATCGTTCCCAAAAGTATTCATAAGGAAAAAAGAACCAGCTTCATTAATAGATGGATTATAGGTAGCACATATAAAAAACCACTCGTCTAAATTATTTGTTGGAACTTGAATATGGTCAAAAAAACGATTATCAGTTACACCTTCTCTGTAAGCTGGTGCGTTATTTTCGATAGTATTATATCTTTGTCTTGGAGTTGGTGGGTTAGGATCGATAATACTACTATCGTATAAGTTGTCACCATCACGAACAATCAACCTAACTATTCTTCTGTTTTTATCATATTCTTTTGCTATTGTCTCTAATCTAAACCCATATGGATTGTCAACTGCCGTTGGGTTTCCTAAATTAAATAAAGTACCTCTTCCGACTTTACTTACAAACCTAACCCACATTGTTACAGTAAATCCATTAGTTAAAAAACTTGGTTTACCACTTACATCTTTTTGAAGTTCTAATAAACCACCATCTTCACTTCTTATTATAATTGCTTGATTTGGTTTTCTTATTTTTAAAAATCCAGTTGATTTATTTTCATATTCGTCTAAAGAATCAGGAATCACTTGAACGACATTATCAACATCACCGAGATAAGTGTTTAATCTATTTCTCATAGACTCAAGTGTCTTACCAACATTAGCCTCACCATTGTTAGGATTATCGGTATCACTATCTAAACGAGTTATAAAAGCATTTGGATTATCACCAGCACTTATTCTATTTTCTGTATCACTCTGAAGATTTACAATTTGTTCACCAATTCCATCCCCATCAACATCTTGAAATCCTGGTTTAGGACCTATGAGATTATTAAAGTCTTGAAAGAAAGAATTTATCTCGTCTTGTCGAGTTGTCTGTGTTGGAAGTAATTCAAATATATTTGTATCTAATACTTCACTAGCTTTATCTGCATCAATTTTTGTACCAGTTTTTGGTTTTACTAATTGACTTAAATTTAAAATATCAGTAAAGAATCTACTTCGTTCTAATGCACCCATTTCAGGAACATCTTCATATAGTATAAGTTCGTTTGCTATGGCGATTACCAATACTTGACCACTTAAACTTTCATATCGTAAACCATATCTTTTTCTCATATAATAAAAGCTTACTGGTAACTCTTCTTCTGATGTATATGATTCTTCAACTGGTGGTGTAAAGGTAAATCTCTGTTCTATTATTTCAGGAGGTAGATTGTCTTGATAAATACTTTGACACACTTCCTCAAATACCTCACCTTGTAAATCATCTCTGTTTTCTAAAGTATTCCTATCTTTTTTATAGAAAACAAGTGGTTCGTCTTCACCACGACCTGTTTGTTTTATACCATCACGAATGGTAGTTTGCATTGACAAAAGTTGTTGCTCAGTTAAAGTATTAGATTCAAACCATAGTTTATAAAATAAATCACTTACTATTTCTCTAACTTGTTGTAGTGATTCGAATGTAAATTTTTCTATCAATACATTTTCTAAGTCTACTGATAAATTATCATCCTTGTCTAAATCTGTCTCTTGTCTTTTACCAACATGAAAAGTGCCATCAGAATGTTTATGATATTCACCAATGTATTGTTGTTGTAAATTGTTTTTAAAATAAATTCTATCTTGTTCTGTAGCAATTAAATTTATTTCTGTTATTGGATTTAATAAACCTTCTTCAGACTCTTCTGTTTCTTGAGTGTCTCCTTCAGATTCCTCAGAAGTTTCCTCTTGTGATTCAGTTCCAGTAGTCTCCATCTGTTGTTCTTGAAATATTATCTCGTCCTCTACGAGTTCATGTACCACTCCTAAAACACCCCCACCAATCATGGCTGTGCCATCTTGATGTAAATGATATGGTCCTTCATAAGGACTATTGTTTTTTAAGAATCTCCATCCATCTTCAGCCTTAGCAATTAAGTTGACAACTACAATTGGATTATCACCACCAGTAACATCTGGCGGAGATGGTGGTAATGGTGGTGTAGCTGGTGCTACAGGTGGTGCTGTTGGTGGTGCAGGTGGTGCAGTACCAGTTGGAGGACCACTTGGCGCCATCGGAGGAGATGGTGCAGCAGGAGGACCAGTTGGTGCCATCGGAGGAGATGGTGGTGATGGTGGTGGTGATGGTGGTGATGGTGGATTTTGTCCACCACCCTCTTCACCAGAATAATCGTAATCAGCCATTTTATGTCCTCAATATAAATTCAAAATCGTTATCGTAGATTATCTCCTGACCATCATCATGGTTGACCTTTATCAAAATCTTGTAAGCACGATTAGGTTCAAAGGCATTTAGGTCTTGTTTAAAATAGTTAGAAGTCGTATCACAACTCATCGTTGTGTAAGCACTAAATGGAACAACTGACTCGTTTGTCGCCATGTCTATGATAGAGTAAGAACCTGAACTATGTGGTATAAAACTACCACTTACAGTTTGAACTGATGTTGTAAATGATTTTTGTATGTATCTTTTACGAGCACCAAATCTAAACTTAACAGTTTCGTTTTCCTTGTATGCTTCTCTAAAATGTATTGGATATAAATAGTTTTCACTATTACCACTCACATCTAAAGAAGTTAAACTACCTGTATTTGAGCCAGTTGCTGGTAGATGGTCATCCCATTTAAGTTCTAATTTTGGAGAATAAATGGTGTTAGTTTGTCTTGAGAAAAATTTAAGGTCTTCAAAACTACCACTTGATGTTTCTCTACTACCAGAAAGTCTAAGTAGCACACCATAATTATTGTTAGTCGAGTTAAACCATTTTTTAGCAATAGTTGTGATGTCCATGTTGATATCAGGCGACTCAGATGAAAATGCCTGTGTAACTTCATCTCCAGCAATATATGTACCACCCGCAGTAGCCCATTGTATCTCAGAAGCTCCTTCTCTGTTTTGTCTAAACTTCCAACTACATCCATCTGTTGTTTTTGGTTCGTCCAACTCTTTACCTACACCCTCATCCCAAGATTCACTTATAGGATAAGCAGCGATTGTATAATCTTCACTTAAACCACTTGTACCTTCCGTTTCGTATAGTCTAAGATTAACTTTATAATCATTAGGTAAGACAGATGAACTAATATAGTTTTCCATGTCGGTAGTATTAAATTGAAGAAGAACACGAGTTGGATAAGAAAATGCCCTATCAAAAAATACTTTTTTTAATTCAAGTATTTCGTCTTGACCCGTATTCTTGTCTTTGAAATCTTCGCCCGTAATGGAATTTGAACCACTACTAATAAAGGCATCTTTGGTTGTAAAAAAATATCTATGCATTATATCACTTTTCCATATATGTCATTGTTAGGGTTTCTTAATTCAAATACCGCTGGAGCAACTGATGGTCTGTATACTCCATTTTCATCCAAGGCTTCAGCAAAGTTATATTCAAATCCATAATCAGTTTCACTACCATTTGTAGTTCCATCAGCTCTATAGTAATAAAGTTGTCTACCAGTAGCATATTCATCATTACCTATTTGAAATAATTCTAATGTTTTTATACCAATCACTCCATCCAAACCTAAAATATTATACCTTAAATCATTCATGTTTATTGATTGTCTAAACTGCATTTTTTCTATTTTGAAAAAATCTTTTATCTTATCAATAACATTTAATTTAACTTCAGTAGGATTAAATCTTCTATCATAGTTTACGATAAAACGAACCCCAAAATTTATTATGTATGCTGAATATAATGTGTCATTTAATGTAAATCCAAAATCAACTATATCATTCACCATTCTAAATTGATTTAAATAGGTCGCAACATTTTGTAATACAAGTCTTGGAGTTTGTACTAATTTTTTACTTTGGTTGTACGAAAGTGTAGAAACTAAAAGTGTACCAGCATCCATTCTTTCCACATGAGCTTTAGCAATACCACCGAACTTTGGTGGTAAACTTAATATTCTAGCAGCATAATCTTCTTTTGTCACACAACGGAGTTGTGATGCAAAAAACGCACTGGCATTATTTTTTATCTCGTCTACAGTTTGTCCATCAGTTCCACCAACACCTGGCTCGTCATTAGTTACAGTTATTGATACACCTGCTGGAGCATTATTTACAGTAGTTAATTCACCAACTTGAACATTGGAATTAGCACCACCACCTACTCTATATGTAAATGTTAATATAGTGTTAGCTGGAGCCTCACCTAAATTAAAATGATTTTCTATACTACCACCAATAGCACTTCTAGTTAAGTCTGTCATGTTTTGACCATTGATTGTAACACCAGCTTGTTCTACCATTTCAGCATTAGAACCAGAGTTACTAAATCTAAATAAACCATTACCAAATTGTACTTTATAAGTTTGAGTATCTTCATCAAATTTACTCGTAAACTTTTTAGCAACTTTAATATATTCAGCTACATAAGGAATTGGTATGGGTGATATCGAACTCTCATCTGGTCCTTGGTTATAAGCATTGTTACTTCTGTTAGCGTCAGCATCAGTATAGTAAGTTTCCTTTAATACCTTTTCTTGTGCTAAGTAATCAACCTCATACCATTTTTCTCCTGAAGAATCTATACAATTTAATATTTCGATTACATTAGATTCACCTAAATCTATTTCTAAAAATTTAGTTGGACTTGTTATTGTAAAAGATTTAGTTTTAGTTTTACCAGACACAGCTCTTACATTTCTTGTAAGTATGTATTTTTCAGCTTCACCATTATCGTTTAAGATTGGAGCACTTACAGCAGGATCACCTGAACCACTTGATGTGAAATCAACTTCTTCGGTAGTCTCAAATAAAATTTCACTATCTACACTCGAAGCAATTTGTAATCCACTATCTATCGGAGATGGCGCTTCACCATACACTGGTTGACCTGTAGTTCCGTCTGCACTAATTGTTGTTTGTACTTTTAATTTTACAACAGATGGAGTTGTGTTTGGTGATTTATATCCAAGAAACTCAGATAATCTACGGACATTTCTCTTCTCTGTCGCAGTAGTTAAAATATTTTCTTTGTAATTATAATCAATATAATAAGAAAGGACATCACCAACATAACTTGTCAATTCTATCAACATCATGCCAGGTGATGTCTCGTTGAAATCTTTATATGTATCAGGAAAATAAGATTTAGTATATTCAATTAAATCATTTTTTATTGAACTAAAATCTTTACTTGTATATTGTACATTCGTTGGTTTTAATTTTTGTTTTTCTGTATATGCCATTTTAATAAGCTCCATCAGTTATTGTTGTGGTGCCAGCACCTACACCATCAAATGTAACTTGAACACTCTCTAAACTATTAGGTGCTCTTTTTATATTAAATTGTATGTTAATATTAACTTGACTTAGTTCGTCTCTTCTTTCTATTTCTATATTTTTTAATTCTACAAAAGGTAACCATCTTTCAAAAGTATCTACGATGTTATTTTCCATTTGTATTGTTAAGTTTTCGTCCAATGGTTCAAATAAAAGTTGTCGTAAATTCATACCTAAAGCCGGTTGAAATACCCTTTCACCAGTATTAGTTTGTAAAAGAAGTCTGATATTATTTTTTATTGAATCTACAGTTGTCTTTGTAGTTTTAAAATATCCATCACCATTTGGAACTCTACCAAAAGGAAAGTCGATTCCTACAGAGACTCTTGTATCTTGGTCTTCTACAAATCTATTTTTTTTTCTGTCTAATATTGCCATTATATTATACTATTCGCGTTTAATAGTTGTACCTTAGAGCTTTGTGATTTAGGATCTGCCTCAGGTGATTGGTTTGAGGGAGTACCCTCAGTAGCTTTTTTAATTACTGCCTTCGATATTATCGTTGGACTGACTGCAACTATTGGTGCCGTAGTAGCACCAGTTTGAGCAACTGCAGTTCCAGCAGTAGACACTGGTATTGGATTTGGAACAGTACTAGATACAGGTGGTATCTGAATCGTAGCTTCTGCTTCAGTAATCGTAAAGACTTGACTCTTAACCCAATTAGCAAATGCATTTGCCAAATCATCTGATAAGGTTTTTATTTTTGCTCTACCATTCGCATCTTGGTTATCTAAGTTTTCCTTACCAAGATTTTTTTCAAAAGCCTTTTCTATATCACTACTGAGAGACATTCTTAAACTTATCCTTTTCCTTTAGTTTGTTCATTACTGCTGAATAATCTTTGTTTATAGCATTTGATAAAAAGTCAGGAAGTCCTTCAGTATTCTCTTTTACGGATTTAACTTCTCCTTCTTTTTCAATGTTTTTCCATTCACCACTTTGAGCAGTTTCATTTAGAATATCATTAAGAATAGAGTCTTTAGTTAATGGAACTTTATTATCACTCTTTGGTGATTTTTCTTCCATCATTTTTTTAACAGACGATGAGGTAGGTTGTGGCGTTTTATCTTCTATTATATTATTAGATCTACCACTAACTAACACTTCATCTAATTTTTTTTCAAGTCGACTAAATTTATAATCTAACTCTTCTCTTACTACTTCTCTTATTAATTTCTTAAATATATTAACCTTCATTTTCACTCCTAGCGTTTTTCTCTATGTAATGATGATGACTTAAAAAGTTAGGACCGTCATTATCATATATTGTTTCATTGTCCTGATTACTCTCTGTTCTTGCTTCTAATTCTGTTACTATATCAGTTATACTTCTTTCATTATTATCAACATAAGGTAGATTAACTGCCACATTTAGTGGAGCACCAGTTTTATCCACGAGTGGTATAGGAACTCCTTGTACAAGAGCATGAGCGTTTTTTAATACCTTTGCCATATCAGATAATATCTTTCTTAACTCTTCACCTAACACCATAGGTTCAGATTTTTTCTTAGCTTCCTTCCCTAAATAAATATTATTAGAATTAATAACTGAATAACCTGCGTTGTTTAAAGTAAAATTTTGTCTAGCACCAAAGTTAATATTATGATTTGATGATACAGTAAAGTCACCAAACTGAGGATTTCTAGCATCAAAGGTTATCCTATCTGAAGTTATTAATATCTGATGTGACTCTTGATTAGCGTTCTGTTCAAAATCAGCATCAAAAAAGTTCTTTACTGAATAATCATAATAAAAAGAATTATCATCACCATCATTTCCATTATTCAATCTAAAACTACTTTGTGGATTCTGTTTATCTATAGATAATAAAAAATTATCATTCTGAAAATTATCTCTAATACTACCTACTGATAACATTGATATACAGGATCCTGAATCTATTGATTCTATTCCATCAAGTAATTCATTATGTATCTTTATATTTGGAAATGCGTAATCACCAACAACACCATAAGAACCAAGTCTAATAGAATTACCATGTCTTCCTTCTAAAGTAGTATCAGTATATTTAGAACTTTCAAATTGAGTCGAATAACCTAAATTTTCTAATTTAGGATTCTGTGATTTATAAACTTTATTTACATTTTCAAGTGGATATTTTACACCATATGGATGACTTTCTTTTGTCATATTACCTGGTACATTTCCCCATACCTCTTCTCCCATTATTTCTTTATCATAAATGTGACTTGATGAATCGAATGGTAAATTATTAGTATTTAGTGGTCCTATGTAAAATATCTTTTTTTCAATTACGACATATAAAACTAAATCATTCTTAGTTATAGAATCAGAAAGACCTCTAATTAAAGGGACAGCTGATAAAGTAGTTGATGTTCTTGTGTAATTATTTCTTAATGGCTTTAGTTCTATCTGTTGAGAAGAACCATTACCTTCATCACCATAGTACACTTTAAAAACAGAACCTAAGTTAAACTCAGTTTTCTTAGTTAAGTCCTCAAATGGTCTTCCCATTATGTATCACCATACTTCTGTCTTATCTCAGATATATCAACAATGTCATCTTTCTTCTTCTGTAAATCTTCTGCTACATCTTCAAGGGAAGCCATAAGTTGTTCTTTCTCTTCATCAGATAATAGACTAACTCCACTTTCATCAATAGTTTGTTTGGACATTATCCTCTGATATAGAGTAGCTAGTTTAACAAGGTTATCATCATTCTTGATACCGACATCCATCAGTTCTTTAATAATAGGACCTACGATAGCGATATCCTCGATACCTTGTATGTAACCATGCACCTCTTGGATTAACAAGTCGATTTGAGTTTTCTTTAACTTGTTATTCTCGTATATCTCTTTAGATAAATCCGAGAAGTTTTTGTCACCGAATATTTTAATGTCATTTTCCATACATATAAATATAGTATGGTTACAATATTACACTAAAGAACCTGTATATCTTAGGTTATCTATGTGACCTCTTGTAAGCACTTCTTCTTGGATTTTAGGATATATTTTACGGAATGTATTCGTAATCTGAGTTATTTTAGATGTTTTCACATCTGTCATCTCACGAATCATTATGTATATTGCCTTTTTATTAAAATTATCTATACTATCTTTGTTCTTACATAGATATAATATAGATTCAGCAATATCTCTATCTTGTGGTTTTGGAAATAATACCTCTATATTTTCATCAAAATAATCGATAGTTTTTTTAAAAACTTCTACAGATGGATTCTTGTTTATATTTTCATCTTCATCACCATGTCCATATAAAACATCGATGTCGTCATGTATCTTCATCTTCTTGTAGTTGGCATTATTATTTAGGATAAGATAATTCTTTGCTACTACAGAGAAATAACTAAATGCCTTACTTCCTTTAGTTTCATCAAACTTATGCATGTTGATAACAAGGTTAGAAACTACCTCTTCTTGTAAGTCTCTAAACCCATAACTAAAATAACTAAACTTAAAAGTATTAATTATATTTTCTGCCAACTTAAGAAATGCAGCATGTATCTCTTCAGTATAAATTTTGTTTCGTTCTATTGGACTTTCACAATGATTATACCTTACAATAGCATCATGTACTGGCGTACCAAAATAAACTTTACTTTTCTTTCGTCTTTTTTTCATTTTCTTCAACCTCGGTTTCGAATAAATTTTCTAAGTCTTTTCCAAGTTGTTTTATCTCCGTAAAGAAAAAACCAACCTCATCATCTGATTCAAATGTACCTTTATCGTCTATTACTTTAAGTTGAAGTTTTATTGATTCTACTGTATTGCTTATGTTTAGTATTATGTTTTCGTATGCATTGATACGGCGTAATGCGTAAAAAGTCACCACACCTGAAAGGATAGCGACAATTCCTAATATGATTGTAATAATTAAATGTAACAATTATGACTCTAATTCGATAATTTTATTATCTATTAAATCTATGACTTCTATAATGATTTCGTTTTGGTCTTCTTCATGATGAGTATCTATTTCTAATAACAAGGCTTTTAAATCTTCTAAGAAGATTATCATCTCGCTGTTCATTAAGCATCTCCTACTATTTGAGTTAGTAAATCAAGAACTTCATCGTCACTTAAATCTTCAAGTTCTGATATATGTTTATCTAATGTAGAAACCAAATCTTTCATACCAGTGTTTTCATACTGAACTATTGTTTTACTATATAATTCAGGATTATCTATTTCTAATACATCAAGTATTTGATTAATCAAGTCATTAGCATTTGTTAAGTTCTTACGAACCTTGTAAAACATTTCTTTATGTCTTGATTGCTCAATCTCAATAGTATCTAACTTACTAAGTATGAAAGATAATACTTTAATGATTTGTTCGTTACTTGTTTCTTTCCGTTCCATATACTCATAAATAGTCTGCCACCTAACCAAATCAGTTATATTTAAGTATTAAGATTTTAGATTTTTAATACACATCCATTCCTATATCACCCAATGTTTCGATATCTTCACGACCATCACAATCTGAATAATCATCTGTAGCAACATCATCTAATTCGTCTTCGTTGTAATAATCAAGATTGACACGGCGATTGTTCTTAAAGTTTTCACTTAATGGTGATAACTTGTCTAAAGATTTCAATTGCCTTTCGTCATCTTTATCTAACATGAATTGAGAAATATCTATTTTAGTTTTAGTCTTCTTCATTTTAACCTCTTAGTTTATGTTTTAAATTTAAGGGGCATAGAAGAAAGGAAGAAAGAACTATGCCCCTATAAGAACCTCTTAAAATGAGATTCAATTCTTTGAGAACGATAACCTATTTAAGTATCCATAATAATATACAAAAAAATAACCATTAAGTCAAGCATTATTTTTGAGAACTTGTAACTAAGTTATTAGAAACTTGTTCACTTAATAGAGATTGTATTGTAAAATATAGAGACGGGTTTCGTTTCAATAAATCCTTAAAGTCTTTTTGATTCCAAACTAAACATTCAGCGTTATGTTCTACCTTACAAGTTGCTGTTGCTGGTTTCTC